TCGGACGCTACATGCGAAAAGACTATGGTAACTTTGGAAGACACTCTGAAGACGACTCATGAGTGGGCAGTTGACAGAATGCACACTCTCTGTCAGATGGAGACGTATGATGTATTAGAGTCAGTTGAGAATGCTCATGCGATTCAGTCCGAGTTTGCTGAATGGCTTGACCCTAATACTGAAGACCATGAGATTTTTTCTTTGGAATATCTTGGTGAAGATTGATTCACTAAATATCCAGTGCCGTGAAGAACATCATGTTCTTGTGACGGATGTCGAATTCTATTAATTTAATGCTTAATAAAATTATTCTTGGTTTTCTTGCAACTTCTATTCCAGTAGCATGTGCTTATCCTTCAATCAGTCAACTTGAGACTCTACCTAAAGTTGATGTTTTTGTAAATGAAGAGAAGGCAGTTTCTCTTGAAGTTGTAGAGAAGACCTGGACATGTCCTTCCTGTAATGAAAATGAGAAGTATGTTCTCAAAGAACTTCAGGAAAAGACAAATATTTCGGATCGTAATGCACTGGCAACGATCTTAGGTAATATTAAGTCTGAAAGTAACTTCCATGCAAATATCTGTGAAGGAGGTGCTAGAGTTCCTTATAACCAATGCTATAGTGGTGGTTATGGTTTGATTCAATGGACTTCTATTGGACGTTACAAAGGACTTGGAAACTTTTGCCGTAACTACTCTTGTGACCCATCTTCCCTTGAGGGTCAAGTGCGATATATGATTAATGAACCCCAATTCCAGAAAGTTCTTCCAGAATTTGAAGGTCATGGTCAACCAGTTCATCAGTATATGGTTGCTGCCTATTACTGGTTAGGTTGGGGAATCAAAGGATATCGTGAACACTATGCTTATGATTACACTAAGAAATTTGTATTCGCATGATTATCAAAAAACTCAAAGAGAAACTAGGTATCTCTAAAGAAGTAGAAACTCAAACTTTTCTTCTTGAAAAGAAAAATATCGATTGCACAATTGATGATGTAAAAATTAATTGTGAAGAACTAGAAGCACCTATTCATGAATTTGGTCCTAGTCACTTTAGTCATGAATATAGTCCTTATGGCATTATTCCCTCAGAAAATAGATATACTGGTGTTCCCGCACCAGCATATCTTCAAGATGATCCTTGGTTTGGTTCTGCTCCTAATCTGTCTGAAAATCAGCAAGATTATATGAAGCAGGAAACTGAGTTTAAAAAGCAAGAAGAAGAACATAAAGAAGAACTACGTTCTTCTGGTCATACAGTTGAAGATGAAAATATTCATCAAAAAATGTATGAGATTGCATCTAAGAACTGGACTACAGTAGGTGAAACTCAGGGTGGTTCTGAGAACTTTCATGAAGGTCCTGGTAGATGGTGCTCTGGCAATGGATACAATCAGTTTCGCAATGAGTAATGAAGACTGGCGATATAGTGAGAAAAAACTTGAACTTCGTGAAAAAGCACTGAACGTTCTTCTCACTAAGTATGGGCACCAAATGGACGGTGCTGTTCCGAAGTATAGTAATCAATCCATGTATGAGTGTGCCCATGATTGGGTTTCTCAAGGTAATATAACTACTTCTGGGATTATTAAATATTATGAGGCATATTATGCGTAAGACTATTCTTGCTATGTTAGCAGCAGTTTCTCTCACAACTCCTGCACTTGCTGACTCTAAGATCACCAAGGGTTTCAATACTATGGATTCTATGGGGTGTATGCTACTTCGAGAGTGTACAGATGGAGTCGATAAAATCGAGAGTATCTCAACTATTGCTAATGAGTATACCGATACTGATTATAGCATTGTTGCTAACGAGTTCAACACAATGCTCGTTGCCTTGGAGCAAGTCGGAGTTGGGGTGTTTCTAGCAGACTCTAAGTATTTTCCAATTGGACACCGTGGTGTTTATCACACGGTTGGTAATAACTTTTTTCTGAATAGAGATTATGTTGGCAAAACTAATTACTTAATGCAAGTAATGCGTCATGAGGGTTGGCACGCTGCTCAGGATTGTATGGCAGGTACAATCAAGAATAGTTTGATTGCTATTATCAAACCTGAAGAGGAAGTACCTATTATTTGGCGTGTCATGGCAGAGCGCACCTATCCAAAGTCTGCTGTACCTTGGGAAGCAGAAGCAGGTTGGGCAGGTCATACTGAAGGAATGACGATGAAAGCACTTCAGGCATGTGCTGCTGGTGAGATGTGGAAGGTTTATGAACCGACTCCTTTAACTAAAAAGTGGTTAGAAAATGAGGGATTTATTCAGTAATGGAATTAATTAAACCTTCTGATCCAGAATATTTTGAGCAAAATTCGTATGAATTGTATGATCGCCACAAATATAAAGTTGTTTTTAAAGATGGAAAGACTATAATTGTCGATGATTATGAGCATCTTAGACTATTGTGGTTCCAAGGCATCAGAAATTGGGAGGGTGCAGTTGTGGAGGTTATTGACACAAAAACAGACTCAAAAGGATTTGGATGTCATAAATAATAACATTCCAACTAGGAAACAACCAGCCGAAGAGAGTCCTGCGAAACTCTTTAAGTGTTATAATGGTGGACTCTCTGTCGGAAAACAATTTTTTACATATGTCCAACTTAACAAGAGATCTGTTAATCAAGACAATTGTCGCTACAGAGATGCAGACATGCGACAGTCCTGATTACAGTCAACAACTAAAGAAAACGTATCATAAATGGGAACATGAATCTAGTAGTGTTCTTTGCCAAAGATTCAATCAAATACAACACACAAATATTACTGTAGACTTACTTAAACCATAAATAACTGAGCCTCACTCTTTTTTAAATGACAGATTCAAACCTGACTAAGAAAGAGGATGCCAAAAAGGAAAATAAATTTGACTGGGCAGATGAAGGTCTGTCTGCTCTAGTGCGTGTTGTTATTTTATCGTGGTCTGCAGCAATTCTTACACTTAATTATGTAACGATTCCTGGTGTCCCACAGAAGAATATTGATCCTACTTTTATTGCCAGTGTGTTTACTGGAACTTTAGCCACTTTCGGGGTTCAACCTGCAAAGAAAAAGGATGAAGAAACTTCCAAAAAAGAAGTAGAAAAAAAAGAAAAAGTTGAGTGATGAGTAACTATGTTGTGGACATCAAAACAACCTGAGGTAGAAATGCCAACAACAATACCAACAAAGAAGCAATCGCCAATTAAGATTGCTGCGTTGGCATTAGGTGCAGTTGTTGGCATTTCCCACATTGGTCTTCTTGGATATTTACTTAAGGATAATACTCCAAAAGTAAATCAAGTTCCTGTTATTAATATTCCTCGTGGACCGTATTCATCCTATAGAATCAAAGCTGGTAAGGATGGATATGAGATTGAGTATCGTGCCGACGATCCTAGGATTTTAGAGTCTGAAAGATCCCTTAACGTTGATAAGGACAAGAGGGGATGGTTTGGTGGTGGATCCGAAAAACGTAATGAGTATCGTCGTGATCAATATACTAGAGAAGGAACGCGCAATCTAGGAGGTACTTCAGTAGATGCTGAGGGAAAGATTCTTGCCAAAAGCGAAGAGTGCATACGGGCGGACGCTGGAGCACGGTCACAAGGTGCGATGGCAGGTAGTGCGATTGCTGCAGGTGTAGCAGTTCCAGCACTTGTTAATATTCCTTACATTGGATGGTTAGCAGGTGGTTGGGCATTACTTTTAGGTCAGAAAGCAGGATCTGAAATTGGATCTGAAGTTGGAACTGTATTTAATGATTGTTGACTAATGTACACATTTATAAATTATGCGACAGCATTTTGGTCTGTCGTGGTGATGAATTGTATTCAACCTGTAAACTGGCAATACTGTTATCGAGTTGATGAATGGTTGTTGCCGGAAGTAAGTCAGGGAATCAAAATATATTTTGATAAAAATCATAATCATTTGTATCAAGAAGAGAAAAAATACCTAGATAGTGTAGTCGAGTAAACTTATATGAAGTTCTTTTTTGCACTTCTCGCATCAATTTTTTTCGCTGCTCCAGCATGGGCAGTAGATGTCCAAATGGGTGCAAATGGTAATCTAGTTTTTGAACCTGCTGAGGTATCAATCAATGCTGGTGAATCTGTTCATTTTATCAATAATATGTTACCTCCTCATAACGTTATTGTTGAAAATCATGACGAACTATCTCATGAAGCTCTGGCAATGATGCCTGGTGAAGACTTTGAGGTTGCATTTCCAGAACCAGGGGACTATACTTACTGGTGTGCCCCTCATAAAGGTGCAGGTATGATCGGAACCGTTCATGTCTCATAATCACAACTATGAACCTATGCCTGCCTGGGTTGCCTGGGCAGGTGTAGGACTGATGATCTTTACGATCCTGATATTTGTTATCTTTACACTTTCTGTAATGTATTTCGGATAACATGGAGCACTTATTTGTTTTTGGTTTTGCTTTCTTGTTGACTACAGCAATGGAAGCAACCTTTCCCGTTAAAAAACCTAAATGATGAATCACGCTGACCACACAACCTACGAACACATTATTCATATGTTTCTTTGCTGTCTTGCCGGACTTGGTATTGGAACCCTTGCTGTTTGGGGCTATACCAAGATTAAAGAATCCAAAAATCATAACCCATAAGTTTTGTAAAAATTGTATTACATTTTACAAAATTAGTTGCCTAGATAGTATGTAAGGTCTATAATGACCACACGTTCATCCATTCGCTGTTTGCGAATAGCGAATAGGACGCAAGTAAGTCGCGGAACGGAGCGTTCATCCTATGCTTTCATTAGCACTCATCTTTTTTAGTCATGT